AGAGCAATCAGGTACAACTAAAACATATAACCTCTCCACAGCCAGACTTTACAAATTACATAAGAATTCCCTCCAGTGAAACTATACCGGGACTCTACATTTATATACACTATAGATTTGGTTCACCAAATTGTTTTAGGCTAAGTAGATCTAATCTAATTCTAAAATAGCAATAAATTTATATTCTAAGTTATATCTAATCTGTTATTCATGGATTGTTAGTCATTACTTTCAATTTAATCTGTGTCTTCTTCTTCATCAAGCTCATCTTCATCAAAGGCATCTTCTTCCCCTCTTAGATAACTAAGCAAGAAATTGTCTTCATCTGTTTCAACAACCTCGTCCAACTCACTTATTTTACTCAAAATAATCTCTCTTGTTTGCATGATATAATCATTGATATCAGAGTAGGTATATCTTCCATACAATGTTTTTTCTGATAAACATAGTGGGTGCCTAGCAAGGAAATTTGCGATATCCTTATAGACCTCTAGTTTTTTAGTTCGCGATTGTTCATCTCTTAATTGTATCAAAGCTTTTTTAACTCTTCCAGACAAGAAATGTTCCTTGGACCTGCTTTTTGTCAGTTTTAGATAACCTTCTAAGCTGTCAGCTATCTCATTTAAAGGACAATTGACATTCTTATATTCCATATAAACAGTTGCATAAACTTTGAGTGCAGGTACACTGGAACTTAATCTTCCCAATCTGTCAGTTGAAAATATGTCTGGTCTAAAACTGTTCCGTAACAATGTCTCTATATCAAAGCTGGTTCCCTTTATTCCTCCAATCAAGAACTTTATCAACTCACTTAGTAGAAGTGTGTTTGCTGGAAATAAAAACCCTTTCTTTTTCCTTTTAATTTTCATTTCTTTGATCAAACCTTCATACATTTCTTCCTCATCTAGCCTCAACACATTAAAACTGGCAAGACCCACAAATTCTTCATCAGACCTATCCATTTTTAGATTCTCTCCAGATATAACAAACCCATTTTCTTTCAGTATTTCCCTAGATAGTTCTGATAATTTTATTTCTGGTAAAACCAGCGTCTTGAAATCATAACTTTTTTCCATTAAGTTGTTTTGCAAGTCCAGATCATGATCCAATCTTATTCTCCTCCCAAATGTGGCATATGTCCTGCTAAGAACATTCCTTAAACTTGCTAAGTTTAATATAGAGTCATTGTTGTGGCATGTTTCACAAGCTTTAATCAATTGGATCATTCCTAACAAGTTGAATTCCCCTATCTCTATGTGCTTTTTTGCCATTAGCTCAACAGCATGCATTCCAGTGGCTCTATAGCTTTTAAATCCTGATGCATCATTTATTAGAGAATATTTAAGCATGAGCAGTATTTCTTTGAAACCTTCTAAATCTCTAGTATACTGTTTTGCTTTGTCAACAATCTCTGAAAAAAGAGGACTATACTCATTTTCAAAGTTGTCATGTGTTCTTAGCAAGTTTTCGAATAGTTCTACTGTGTCATTAAATCCATTTTCATCAAGATAGCTATCATATTCTTCCACACTTTTGCAGTTTTCCAAACCTTCTAAGCAGGTATCCCGGATGTTCATTAAGAATTCATCCATCGTTTCTCTGATATCATCATCTACAATCTCTTTGATCTGCTGTGATAAGTTTCCAAAGGCTTCTATGAAAGTTAAAGAAGTCATAAGCCTGTTTTTTATGGTTTTGATTGTTTCAGTTTCAGAGTCTGCAGTTTTATACATATCAGAGAAAAATTCCCCTACTTCAGGGAGCCTTAAGACTAGAGATTTTTGGCTTTCTATAATATCCCATACATCGGAATTCACATTTTCATATTTTATCTTTACAACTAATTTTACATTCTCTAGTCTTATTTGTCTTGATGTAGCATTAACCTTTACAATCATTTTGTTGTCTGTGGTCATTCTGATGCAAGATCTCCTGGTTCTAAGAAAACAATCTGTGGTTGTTTGATTTATTATGTTCACTTTATCAAACATAATTTCTGCCAATAATTTCTCTATACTTTCTCTGTATGTGTCAAAAAGATACTCTCTTTCATTCAATATCTCAAATGGTGTTCTCAAAGAAACTGCTACATCTTGATCAGATGCTATCAATTCCACATAGCAGCTTCTTGTCATGATCCCTATTTTGTACATAGTTCCAGAGACATAATTTCCTGATTCATCTTGTTCTTCAGTTTTTACATATCTTACATCCCTTCTTCTAATATACCTGATAACAAAATCTAATGTTCTGTGAGAACACAAACCCATGTTCCACATCCAGACAATTTGTTTCTGGATTGTGTTCAATTCACTGTTATGTGATAGAATCACATTTGACACTGTGAAGCCACTTGCTGTTGAATTGTTAATCTTTTTCATTTTGTCTTCTAGACTCTGCCATATAGGTTTACTGTCAAGGCAAACATTTTGCAATATTAAAACTATATCCTCTCTTGTAATTGTTGGGAAAAGTGACTGCAATTTATCTGATATGTATACAGCAGTGTCCAGTATTTTCTCTAAGTTCATATCTTGCTGAGCACTTACCACAGTTCTGATAGTTTTGTCTAATTTATAACTAGCTGTAGAAACAAAATGATAGGATTCTTCTTTACTGTAGATGGTGGATAGGAGAGCTAATGTGTTTGAGATAAACCCTCTCCCTAGATTGAACTTAGAATAGAAGGGAAAGCTTTTCCTAGTAAAGCATGTGTTAATTGCTAAAAGCCTGTTTTGTGCTGCTATCATATAATTGCATGCTTTCACCAATCTTTGACATTCATTAGAATTGCTAAAAGCCTCTGTTTCGAAGCTGTCTTTGCCATTAACTAGGGATTTTACATCTTCCATGATTAAACCTGTTCCAAACGTGCTTGTTAAAACATTAATACTATCGTCTGTTAGAGGGATGTTTTTTAAACCTAAGTTCTCTATATAATTTGATCCATAGACAGCATGCATTACTACTAGTCCCGGAGAGCCTTCAACAACAGGTATCCATCTCTCAGTCTGAAACCACCTGAAATTGTAGTTATCTCTTTTCCTAGATTCACAAGGGTATGCAGAATCTAATATTGGAATCAGCATGCTGAAATTAACATCCTTGATAACTAGATTTACACATGTTTTAAATGAACAATATGAATCTAAATCAAATTTTAGCATTTCTAAGATTTTCTTTTCCATGTTTTCTTCATAAGTCATCTTCACAGTGGAAGAAATGTTTACAAATGTTCTAGCTTTTGACCTTAACACTCTATCTAAAGCAAGTTTCTCTGTAGATTGGTTCGATAACTGGTTTCTTTTAGAAGGGCTTGTGTACATGAACAGCTGACTAAGTAAAAAATCTCTATCATTCAATGGTGCTATCAGAATTGTTTCAGGATTTTTTATCATTATGTCATGGACAGATTCCATTTCTAAGCTAGATGCAATCTTCTTATATAACTCATCTTCCTCTAAAACAGCATCCTCGTCTATCTTTAAGTTCTTAGTGCTTTTATATAAATCTTCATTCTTTTTTAAATTAGGATAAAGTTTTGAAAAATCTTTATAACTTGACATCTTGTTTAAAGCATTCTCATTTATAAAATTAGGTAATTTTATAATCTGAGTTAACATAGTTTGAAATTTCATCCCAATTGTTAGAACGTCTGAATCTTCAGACACTGATGCTTTCTCAAACAGATTGATAAGAAATATCATCTTTTTATCTTTTTCTTCCAGAGTTCCTCTTTCATACTTTTCTTTTAGCTCTCTGAATCTCATCTGTAGATAACTGGAAGAAGAGACACTATCTTTTACTTCTTCTAAACTTTTTTTGTTCAAAAAATCTCTTATCACATTGTAATAGATGATTTGATCATTTGATGATGGACCTAATATAGACAACGGCTCTATAGGAGAGGTCAACCAGCCCCCCATGTTTGTGGGAATCTCGTTTGACTTTAAACTTACTCCAAGCTTGTTAAAAATTCTAATACTATCATTCACTTCACCAGGAAGCATTGAATAGATGCTTAACGCTTGTACCTGCACAGCCCCATAAGCAAAAGGTATAACTTCATTAGGACAGCCTTTTCTCAGAAGCATTGTAACATGTATACTGAGTGACATTAGATCATCAAATAACTTATATGCGAAGATTCTGTGCAACAGTTTGCTAAATGCCTGCAATAGAGAGGAATAATCGCTCCATTTACTAATTCTTTCAGATATAAACTCTACTTCTGATGAAGAAGCATAACTCTTTTTTGGGTTCAAAGTTATGCAAAAACTTTTGAAATGAGCTTCAATGCTTCTAAACAACATTTCTGGCAGAGATGAGCTTGAAAAGTCTGTCAGCATTTTATCAACCTCTCCACTGGCTATTAATGATGTTGCATTATCATCAGAGTGCACAATCCATCTAGTTTGGAAATCACAGTTTTTGTAACATTCCAAAGTGTTGTGATAAGCTTTCATTGCACAAGAGTGATAAACAGAAGACAGATAATTTAAATTGCCTTGCAACCAATTCATGCTAACAGGGTATGTGTTTGTCGTCAAGCCTTTGGTCAAAAGTCCTATGGCAGTTTCATTTTCCCCAAAAGTTTGTTGAGCTTTTCTTAGATTCAAAAAAATATCTGTTGGTATACAAACCTTCTTCAATTTAACATACATTAAGATGCATTCTATCATTAAGCTAGCTTCACCAGTAGTTAAAATTGGATTTAATATGATAGCTAAAACATATTTATAGGTGGTAAGGCCTGATGCCGACCATTTCGACTGATCTGCAGATAGGAAAGCCAATCTTGACTTCTTTGAATTTTTGTTTAAAATATCATTGTAAGACGTGATTGTGTCCAAAGATAACGTAGAAAGTGCTCTTATTTTATTGTCTCCACTTATAGATATGGCTTCCGATGGATCACTCTGCGCTACATGTTTGAATGTATGCTCTATAAAATAAAGCATCATTTTCACTTTCATGCTCATCAAGTATATTTCTCTGTCTGTTTTGGTTCTCTGCATTTTTTCAAAAACAGAAACTAGAAAATCTACAGACCCGGTGACATTTTTAGCCTTGGACATGACAAATTCAAGCATCTGCAAGAATGTGAGTTTTTTTCCTTCTGTACCTTTCCCGAGGTTCATAACAGAATCTAGGTCTATTTCCATCATGTCATGGAACTGTTTTACAAGGTCATAGAGCTCCTCTGACACTTTTTTAGACTTTAAAACTGTTACATTATTTCTATAATATAGTTTTGTTTTGAGATATGTTTCTACTGTTAAAGGATGATTGTTTCTTATGAATTTAGATGTTACAGATTTCCCTACAGTTATTGATCCACTACTAATTATCTCTTTAAGCTTTTCTATAAGATATAATGAATTGACACAATTATCTTCAAAAAATTCCACCAATCTATTTTTCTCCTCATTGTAGGTTCTTATAAGCCCTTTTATAATAGCTAGGTTATTTCCTTTCCAATTTTCTATATCTTGAATCTTTGCATCCTGAAGACACTCTATTATCTCATCAGTACTTATAATGTTTGATTGTGAGCATTTTTTTGAAGATTTTAAAGTAGATATTTTATAACAAGGGCTTAGGAAATCTTCTTTATTTTCTATTTCTGATCTCATTAAACCAACATTTTCTATATTTCCTAGATAGTAATCAGATAATGCTTTCACGTTCAAAGCTCCATTTATGGAGAATAGGTCTTTGTCATCAAACATTGCTTTCTTAGGGTATATGTCTTCAAATATGTTGAAACCTAATTCTTTTCTGAACTTTAGCTCCCACTCAGCAGGGAGATTTAATAAGCTTGTTAGATTGTGAACATGATTGTGCAGTGATTTAGGCATCATATAAATAGCCAAATAAACATTATTGTACAGGTCCTCAAGTGTCAGTAGAGTTGATCCTGTTATAGGACATTTTATATTCAAGTTTGTTATCCCTCCTATAATATCATTTTCGTGGTCCACAACAACAGGCTTGGCATTTGTGCTTAAATTGAGATCTTCCATTCTGAACAATAGTTTTTTGATTCCATTACGAAATAGATATCTGCCACAGTTAGTTATATCAGGATCAGATTTGTCTCTAATGTATTCTTTTATGTTAGAATAATCGGATAGTCGCAAAAAACCTGCATACCGCATGAAATCAAAAATTCCCATTCTACTGAGCTTTGTCACAGTTCCTATCATGACAGATGAAAACACAATATTTATTAATATCTGTTTTACAGTCATTGTCATAGAAAAGAGATTTACTTTTTCTATATCTTTATTTTTCAGCGATTTTCCGATTTCATTAGCTTTCTTTGAAAATTGTGGAAAACATACAGGAACTTTACTAGGCGTTTTGAAAAGCCTCAGCAGCCTCACCTGGTTTAGTCTCTGCGGCCTCATTATATAAATGTAATTACTACCACTTCGGAAATAGCTATAAATTTCTTTAGTATAACATATGTTAAAATGATCTGACATGTCTTCATCCACTATATGCAATGCTATGTAAGGAACTCCCGATCCTCCGGTGTTCATTCCATCCCCTTTGAATGCTAATAGCATCATGCTAGTATTTGCTGTGGTTAATATCTTGAAACTTTCTTTAGTCATGTACCTGTCAGCCACCATTAAACCTTTGGAGAATTGCATCATGTCTTCAGAGTAATGGTAAATGGCTAGATCATTGCATAATTTGTTTATCTTTTTGCAAGTCTCTAATTCAGTCTTCAGTACTGAATCTTGAATGTACAAGCATTCAGGATTTTTAGCATAATTATTGAAAACAGATGTGATCTTACCATCCTCTATTATATTAAAATTATGAAGTAGAAAAAAAGAGCCCTTAAATCTTTTACCACTTAAGCTATCATCATTGTCATGCCTTATCAGTTTTTTCATATGAGTCAGAGAAGACATGTCTATACTTGAGTAATCATCATTTGGGTCAGCCTGCCTTTCAGAGGTATCATATTCCAAGCCTTTAGAGATCCTTTCTTTTATTTCTTCTTTTTTTAGAATTCTTTTCTTAGAACTCATTCCTATATTCATTACTGCTAAGCCTTTAAAATAGGTAGTTTTGTTCTCCCTGCCTGTATCTTTCATGCAAAATTCATTTTTGTTTCTGGTTAAACACGAACCTTGCTTATTCCATTCTTTAGACTTTTTTGTTCTCTCAACTTTGATACTCCCGGTGTTTATATCTATTTCATCTTCAAGTTCCTGCTTTTCCATTTTCGTTGTATCACAACTTAGCTCTGCTAAACACAGTCTAACTAAGTTTGTTATATCTCTTGCTTTATTTGTTTGGTTATTTATGCTACTATATGGGCTATTATAAATAACCCTTGAAGAACTTTTGAAGCTCTCCCGAAACTTGTTAATAATTGCGTTGTTGTAATCTACCTCTGAGCTCAATTCTATCTTCAAACTGGGGACCAAGTCATGGAAAGTTAGTTTTAGTTCAGAGAGATCATTGAAACAGTTAGGATACCTTTCTTCATATTCAGCAGCATTCTGGTTAAAAGCTGTGGTTATGTCAGGTATCTCTTTTTCTTTTCTCTTTTTTTCTCTAATTCTAAGCATGATCTTCTCAAGGTGTTTTCCATACAGAGATTCCCATATTTGCTGCTTTTGGATTAAGTGGTCTTTCAAATCAGCTAAATCAGCTTTTGGCTCTATTTTTAAATTGATACAAGAGTTTTGGTACCCTTTAAATTTGTCAGCTATATGCTGGTCATTCATTGTTTCAATGTGGAAACAGAAATTTCCAAACAAAAAATGTATTATTTCCTCTCTAGGGATTTCATCTGTAACAAGTGAATCAATTATTCTTTCAATATCTTCGGAATAGGCTATCTCAGTAGGATTTCTTTCTTTGTATTTGCTGGTCCAGTGACTGAAAAACACATCTTTAGATCCAAAATCATCACCTAAGATTCCTCTGACTTCAGATTTGATTCTTTGAGTGTTTGCATAATAGTTTCTCACCACTGTGGGTGTGGTTCCAACTATTTGCCCAACATAAGAAATATTTAGCAATTTGGCATTTTTAGCATGCTTTATTCTTTCTCCGTGCAATGCTGATGGAGAATCTTCGAATTTCTCCAAAACCCTGCTACTAGTAACAGTGATTGGCATCCCAGCAATAGGTTTCAATATAACTATAGAAACGAAAACAGGATGCTCTTCCAGGAATGGCTTTCCATTCACTTTTATATCTTTGAAAGATTTCCAAATATTCTTGTAGGTATTTCTCCATTGTTTGGTTTCAGTCCTGGCATCGACAGATATTTTCCAATCATAAATGATTAAACAAAGCTCACTGTTTTTTGATTCTTTATATATCACATAGTTATCAGGGGTGGCATTAGTTGCTACATATTCTTTATTTATTCTCTCAAACTCATCATCAGAGAGCTTGTTAATGCAGGACTTTTTGTTGAGTTCATCCAGATATTCTCTTAGTGCATGCTCTATCTCCACTTCATTTCTTTGTTTGGGCTTTATTCTCAGGTGCCTGGAGATCAGCTCTCCAAAAATGTCATGCCTTGCTAACTCTGTTTCTAGGTATTTTTGCTCAAACAGAGAGACCATCTCACTTAGCTTTTTGACATCCACAGTTGCCATCCCTTTGTTTAGTCCTTCACCATCAGCAGTGATTTTGACAATTAACTCTCTCATTGTCTCATAATTTTTTGCATTATTATTTATAATCACATCTTCTGGGATCTCATCACTATTTCTCTTATGTAAATCCAAAGCTAGATCGTGGTTAGAACCTACACAATCCTCAATAGACAACAGTAAAGTGGTTCCATTTTCTATTAATTTTTGTATTTTCTGGATGTTCATGTTTGCTTAAAATCGTTGTTACCTGATTGCTCT